TCGGACAAAACAAAATACAATAGAAAAAAGATTACTAAGTTTGATATCCTAGAAGGGCCAAACTGTTAATTACTATATCCACCCTGTCCTGCAAAGGAACCCCAACCCATACCATTACCTGTTCCTGCACTAGGGTCAGAATTTCCAGTAGTTGGATTACTACCAGCAATAGTAGTATTATTGGAAACATTACTTTGACTTTGTTGAACTGTATTAACTGAAGCAACAATTTGTTGGGCTGCAGCTGCAACATCTATAGTTCCTTCTGCAAGTTCATCACCTGTAGTGTTTGGAATAGGTGTTATACCAGTAGAATCTATTAACGCTTGTTGTTTTCTCATTGCAAGTTCATCTTGAACGAGTTTCATGTCATCTTCTCTTAAATCATCATCTCTAATAATTGCTTCTAATTGTTGAGTGGTTGCATCACCTAGTTTAGATTTGTCTAGTTCAGATTTTCCAACAAAGTCTTCATCATATAGACCACTATCTCTAGCAGAGTCAAGTTGAGTTCTTGTATCTTCATCTACAATACCTATTGAAGTTTTAAACCCATCTATCTTCTCTGAAACCAAAGAGAGTAAATTTTTGATTTTCATCATAAAGTTTTCTATAGGTGTTATGACATATTCAGTCCATTTGTCAGAAACGAATGTTTTTATTTCCGATGCTTTTAATTTTAAAGCTTCCATAAATTCAGTAAACTTAAGTTTAAACTCACCCCACTTTTCTGTTATGTAGTCTTTAAAAATAAATGCAAGTAAAACAAGTCCTATGACTCCAGCTGCAATTGCAAGAGGTATTGCACCTATAGTAGCAACTGCTGCTGTAAAGGCACCTGCAATTGCACTTCCAAGAGCAACAACTGCAGTTCTTATTGGAATTAGAATAAACTGTTTAACCAAATTACCTATTGTCACAAAGACAGTTTTGAGCATTCCTGCAAGTGATTTAACTACTTTACCTAATAACAAAAATGGTTTTACAAAAACAGTATGTAGTATTTTTCCAAATCCCACAAAAAAGCCCTTTACTATATTTTGCAACCTTTTAGCAAATTTTTTACCAAATATAAGTTTTACTCCCTGTAAACTTTCTGATAAATTAGCAGTAAATTCTAAAAACCCTGTAGAGACATCTTTAAATGCATTTACATATTTGATTACATCATCAAAAATTGGTGCAATGTCAATCAATCCACCAGTAAGTGTTTTAAGACCACCTGCAAATTTATCAAAGCCGTCACTCTTACCTGCATCTTCTATTGACTTATTGTAAGTCTCTGATTCCTTTTCAAAATTTTCTGTTGCTAACTTAATTGATTCATTTTGTTTAGTTTGAAGTTCATTAAGTTCTAAAGATGATTTTTCAATTCGTTTGGCGTCTTCCTTCTTTGCAGCATCAAGTTCTTCAGATGCTAAACTAATAACATTAGAGTTTTGTTTTTCCACTCTTTGTCTTTCTTCACTTTCTTTGTCTATTGCTTCGTTATACTCTTTGTTTAATTTTTGTGTTAGAGCATAATTAGCAGAATTTCCTTTAAGGTTTTCTTGTTCTAATTGATTTTTTAAATCTTCCATATTAAATTTTGCATCTTGATATTCTTTATCATTCTTTAATGCAAGTTCTTGAGCTCGATTGGCTTTATCAAGATTTTGTTGTGCCCGTTTAACTTCATCGGAATCGTTTCCTTTCAAGTCATTCAAACGTTGTTCTGCTTGTTGAAGTTCTGCAGTGTGACCACTCTTCAAATCATCTAAATGTTTTTTTGCTTGTTCAAGTGCAGTTCTGTCTGTATTACGAATTGCTTTTTGGAGTTTTCGACCTGCGAGGAATGAAGAGAAATCTTTTTTCTGCTCTCCTAGTTGTTGTGCAATCATCTTTTGTGATGATTCTCCCAACTTTTCTGCAGACTCAACTAATGCAGTATTGTACTTGTTTAGTCCTTTAGTGATTTCCTTTATGTCCATTTACTGTTTCCTATTTACCACCAAATGCCTTTCCTGCCTCTGATATACCGAATGCACCAAGTGTCACTACAACAAATGATGTGTAGATTGTTTCTGATACCTTTAAGTCTAAGTCCCAAACTAGTGCTGTGACTAAATCTGTTATACCAAACACTACCATTAGGAAGAAAGAGATAAACCCAATGATTGCTTTTTCATTCAAGTCATTGTCATCTAAAAACAAATCTATAAACTTTCGTTTAGGTGGTTCAAGTCCACGTTTTGCTTTGATAGCATCTTCTTTCATCTCTTTGATGACATCTTCTTGTTCATCAAGTTTCTCGATAAGTGCCATATACTTATCTAAATCAATTTCGACCTCATTACTGGATTGGTCTTTATATTCTTTTTCGTCTGCCATTTTGTTATCCTCTAATATAAATTAAAAAATCACTTTATGCATAACTAAGATTTTTGTCTTTTCTGTCTTTCCTTTTCTTCTTCTAACCAGTTAAGAAGGAGTTTGACATATATCTCTCTTTCCCAAGGTATCATGTGTTCTAGTTCTGTTAATGAATACTTGTGGTGTTGCATTAACTGAAAGTTGGTGTTAAAATAATTATACACCGACTCATGAGAAAGAGATATTAAAAAAAACTTTGTAAACCCTCTAGTCTTTTTGATACTTCTTTATTACAAACTCCACATGTTCCACTAACATCTTTTGATAGTTTAGGTAAGTCTTCGAACCAATCACTCACTAGAGCTAATTGACCGAATGTCAAACTTTCCACAAAATCATTTAAGTCAGAAGAAGATGTTTCACTTGCTTCGTAAACATTCTCTTCATCAAAGATTGTTTCAATGCAAGACTTTAAAATTTCTACAACATTGTCTTCAGCATTTTCTATATCACTCATACTCTTAACAGTAGGTGACTTTAATATTACACCAACTGTATCAGTTATCATGATTTTGTTTTCAGTGTTTCCACCTACAACATCAATCTCTTCTAGATTGACACTTAGTGTGACAGTTCCATTACATTTGTTGTCATCACACCCTACTTTAACTGTAGAAGATTCTCCTACTGAAACTGTACGGATTTTTAGAAATAAGTATTCTAAATCAATCATAGCAAGTTCGTCCACCGAAACCTTGTTATCCGTCACACTTTCAATAAGTCTTTTAATTGCATCAAAAATTATTTTTTGGTCTTCACTCTCTCTTGCAATTGTAAGTATCTTCTGTTCTTTTACTAGGAAAGGTCTGTATTCAACTTCCTTTCCACTATTTGGTAACACACACTTATAGGTGGGTGTTGATTGGATTGGTAATCCCATAATCTACTCCATATTATATTTAACCATTTCCACCAAGAATATTTTGTAATCTTGATATCCTTCCTTCGGTACGATTCAATCTATCTGCAAACTTCTGAGCAGTTTTATTGTATCTACCTAATGTCCCTAATGCATCTGCATATGCACGTAAGGCTCTTCTACCTTTATTTAGTGCAGACAGTTTAGGTGCAGGTTTATAATCTGATACCCAGTTTCTGTATGCAAAGGTGACTGTAAATTTCATCAAACCCTCTTCGGTATTTCCAAGTGTTTGTTCTGCAAATGCAACTGGATATGCTTCTCTAAGTGTATATTCCAGTGCAACTTTATCATCGTGTCTTAATTGATTGATAGACACCTCTCCAATAAACTCTTTGTAGTAAGTCATGATTGGATGTTCAGGTGTTCCTATTTCTCGTATTCCTGCATTGCTGTAAATGGTTCCATTCCATGCTTCTAATATGAATCGGTCTTCAAATGAGGAATCACAGAGAAATGTCATCTCAACAGTACCTTCTCCTTCTACTATTTCACCTGTAGGAAGATTTCTTTTAATCCCATATTCAGACCATGCATTAGTATTAACTGTTCTGCCTGGCAATGTACAAGACTCTACTCTTATTCCATCTAAAGCAAATCCTAAATTAGGACAGTTTATATTAACCGAAAACCTATTTGCTCTTGCACCTTGGTCAAAGTTATATTTAAATTCGTCTATTGTTCCCATTAAAATTGTTTCCTACTATCTTTATAAACTGTTAATGTATTCGTACCCTTTCCAAACCTTGCACTTGGTATTTGTGAAACCAAACTCCAATGTATCGGTTTGACTCTTTCCATTCTTCCTTCAATATGGGTTGTTAGGTATCTTTTTACACAAGGCACCCCATACCTTAACCTACTTACTTTCTTTATCAATCCGTAAGATAGATTAAATTTTGTTTCTTCGTCTAACTCGTTATCACTAATCAAGTTATAGAGTTCTTGCAATAACACGGCTCTAGGTTGAGGAGCAATGTAATGTAAGTTCAATCCTATAAACCCATTATTTGTAAAGTCCATCGGAATTACTAAAGGAAATCTATCGTAATACGGTAGAACATCTTTGTACTTTGCATCATAAAACATCATAAACATATGTCCTATGATATCATCCTTTGGACTTTGAGGAGTAGTTTCACTTGTAATCTCATTTAAGTTTTTAAACTTAGACCTACTTATGTTTTTGATTGCAGTTTTAAACCACTCTATACCCTCGGCACTATTGGAATCTATCTCATCAGGTTTTAGTGATAGTATGTCCGTAAAAAGTCCCATACTTCTATTTATGTCTTTAGGTTAAATCGTCTTCAGTTAATATACGAAATTTATACTTTCTATCTTTGCAATATTGTTCTGCTGCTTTGAACTTTGCTTCATTGACTGCATAAGTAGTAATCTCATTTAGATACTTCTTAGTTTTTCTTTGTTGGGGTTTGGGTGGCATTGTTTGTCTTTTGGGTTTGACTTCGATTATCTCTCTCATAATCTTTCCCGTTGCACTTTTATACCTGATATAAAAATCAGGAAAGTATCTATGTACTCTTTTATCGAGTGGTGATACGTATGGAATCACATATTCTTCACTACTCCATTCTAAGATTGCTGGAGACTTATCACAATATATCATAAAGTTTCTTTCCCATGACGACCTGTAAAAGATTTTTGTAGAATCTCCTTTGTACTTTTTGTAGTTCTTCGGTTTGAACCTACCCTTATGTTGCATAAATAGAAGTGTACATAATTAATTTAATACTATTTATAGAGATTCTCAATGGCATCTATCGACAAACTAATTTCAAAAATCAATAAGGCAAAGTCTGCAATCAATTCCTTCAAAGGTATTGCAAGTAAGTTCAGTAGTAAAAACTTTACCTCTGCATTAGATAAACTTGGAGAACAAGCCGAAGAAGCAAAAAGAAGTTTAGAGAAAAGAAGAACCACATTAGAACAATCTGTTGCTAATAACAAGTGTAAATTATATGGTAAGTTTCCACCACCTGCAGGATATGAAGAATTAAGATATCCACTAGAAGAAGATTTAGATAATTATATAACTTTCCAAACTCGTTTAAGAAGAAAACGAGAAGGACAGAATGCAGCTAATGTTTTTGGAGATACAGGTGTTGAAATTATGTTGTATGTTCCTGATGGGTTATCATCGACAGCAAATGTCAACTATACAGCTAAAGATGTTGGACTAGGTGCAAGAGCAATACAAGATATCAGAGAAGAAGAAGGTGTTGGTGCTACGTTCAATGAAATGGGAGACCAAGTGGTTGCACTAGCAAAAAAATCTGCAGCTGCTTTTGGTAATAAACTTGTTGGTGGTGTAGGAAATATCAATGATGGTAGAGCAGTCAATCCTATGCAGGAACAGATGTTAGAAGGAATTGCATTTAGAAGTTTTAGTTTTGACTATGAGTTCTGGCCAAAGAGTGTAGATGAAGCAAATGAGATTAACAAAATAATTTACTCATTTAGAACTGCAATGCTTCCTGATACTTTTGGTTCTGAAGAAAATGGAGACGCAGAAAACTATTTTAATTTTCCAAATGTTTTTGATGTAGAGTTTGAAGGCCCAGTTAGAGATGTACTTGACGGGTTTTTACCTATGGTATGTACTAAGTGTGATGTAGACCATTTCAATGGACAGAAGTTTGCAACATTCACTGGTGGACAACCAGTATCAACAAAGATGTCTCTCGAGTTTGTAGAAATAAAAATTCTTTCACAAGAAAATTATCAACAAATTTCTCCACTAGGAGATAAGAGTATTACAGGTATGCCAAGTTTACGGGATGATGCAACCAGTACAAACGACTTAAGGAATAGTGGAATGGACTTAACTGAAATTTCAACTGCAACTGGAAGAAATAGAAAAGGAAATCCAAATAGAGAAAATGGAGGGGGTGGATAATGGCAAATCAATTTTTTACAAATTTTCCTGAAATACAATACACTTTAAATACAGGAAAGGTTATAACCATTAAGGACTTCTTTCGTAAGAGTTCGATTCAACAAGAAGCAGTTAACAACTTCATTGAATACAATACTTATGAATTAGTAGATGGTGAAAGACCTGATGTTGTTGCTGCAAAGTTGTATGGAGATAGTGATTTACATTGGACATTCTTTTTAGTTAATGGTAGTGAAAACTATTATGATTGGCATATGGATTCTGAAACCTTTAATCTCTACATAGAAGAGAAGTTTCAAGGACAAAGTCTTGTTGCATTAAACACTTCAGATATTATATCATCAACATCTAAGTTTCTTGTTGGAGAAAAGATTACAACAAGTACAGGAAAGATTGGTAATGTGCTTATAGTAGATGGTTCACTAAAAAGGATTATTGTAAGTGGTGAGTTTTCTGCTGGAGATATAATTACAGGTTCAACAAGTGGGAAGTCGTTTACAGTTCAATCTACAGTGTATCATAAAGATGATGTATCTTACTTTGAAAATGCAGATGGTATTAGAAGAAACTTTGGTGGAACTGGTTGGACAGAAGTGTCACATTATGATGAGGAATGGGCATTAAACGAATCAAAGAGAACAATAAAGGTTATACAACCTTCAAGAATTAGAAGAGTTGTTTCAGAATTTGAACGTGTAATGTCAGATGAGTAATTTTAAGTCAGGTGAATTTGTACTAGAATCTTGTACAATCATAAATTCAGAAAAAGACACAATTGATTTTAGTGCAGATGTAGTAGCAGGAATAAGATTGTATGAATCTATTTTTAGTAAATTTGTTACTGGAGATATGTCATTACTTGATGGTCTTAATGTCTTAAAGAATTTTAAGTTTACTGGACAAGAAAGTTTAACAATTCGTATGAAACAGAAAGAAGGTGTTAAAGAGACTTCTGCAAAAGAGTTTTCTATAGAAAAGACATTTAGAATCTATAAAGCAATCAATATACAAAAACCTTTGAATCAAACTCAAACATATATGTTAAACTTTTGTGACCCAAGAATGTTTTCAGCATTGACAACAAAAGTGAATGAAGTACTAAGAGGTTCTTATACTGATATGTTGTATAAGATTTGTCAAGACCCTAAAGGTGTTAACATTAAACCAAATGAAATAGATGCATGGGAAGATACTTCACCTGAAAAGTTGCAATTTATTTCACCTAACTGGTCAGCAAGACGATTAATAAATTACATTGTTCAAGAAGCAGACACTGGAAACACTTCATCTTCTTGGAAGAATGGTATGTTCTTCTTTCAAACATTGAATGGTGGATTTAGATTTTCAAGCATAGACACTATGTTAAAAATGGAGTTTCCTTTAATCTTTTCTTATCAACCAAGAAATTCAGATTTGTCTACTAAAGATAAAGATATTAATGATTTTGATGGATTGAATACACAAATTTTACATGTAGAAAAACCACAACAGTTTGATACACTTAAGGGAAGTGGTGCAGGTGCTTATGCATCTTCTATGAGAGTATATGACCCTATAAGAAAATTAGAATCTGATATGGTCTATGATATTGATGAAACATTTAAAAGAGGAGACCACATTTCAGGGTTTCCTATGATTAGAACAGATAATGATTCTAATCCATATGAAGAAATTGTAAGAACTGCAGATGTCATTACTGATAATCATGTACCACCTGCTTCTAAAGATTTCACTGTTGACCTTGCACCCAATAAAGCATTTGAAAGTCTTGTATTAACTGGATACACTTCTAATCATGATTTTGACAATTCTGAAAGTATAGAAGAAGATGGTGCATTCATAGGCAATGTTATTAAAGATAATGCACCGTTAGAGAGAATTGGATTACTAGAAACACTAGAACAAAATCGTATTGTGGTCACAATACCATTACGAACAGATTTGACAGTTGGTCAAATTATAAGGTTAAACATACCTGAATCTGAATCACAACATGATGGTGCAGTAGTTAAAGATGTGGTTAATGATAACAGATATTTAATTGTAAAGTTAACTATAGATGCAGACCCAATTAAGTTTAGAGGAGTTTGTAATTTAGAATGTGTTAAAGAGAGTTATGCAAAGGACATTAGAACTGCAGTTCAAACCAAAGCAGTTCCACAGGAGACATAATGAAAACATTTTATGGTATAGTTGAAGATAGACAAGACCCATTGAAAGTGGGTAGAGTCAGAGTTCGTTGTCATGGTATCCATACTGCAAACAAAGCAAAGATTTCTACACCCGACCTTCCATGGGCCCAAGTGTTATTACCGACTACCTCTGCAGGGTTATCGGGGTTTGGAACACAACACGGACTTGTGGAAGGTTCTACAGTATTTGGGTTCTTTAGAGATGGTGATGCATGTCAACAACCAGTTATTATAGGGACTGCTGCAGGTATTCCACAAGCAGGTTATAAAGAGGGGGTTGATAAGGTACTAGTATCTAGAAAAATATCTGAAGGGTTTAATGACCCAAGAGCATTAACTGTTGGAGAATATGAGGGACAACCTGATGGAACAAATCCCGACCATTCACCACAAAGAGGATTTGGATTAACTACTGCACTAGACACTGCACCAACTAAACCTGAAAAACTTGAAATCAAATATGATGGAACAGGTTCTGAAATTACAAATCCAACAGTCACCGAACTTCCAAAATACCCATTGTATGTAGAAGAGTCAGACCTATCTAAGTTTGCAAGAGGTGATGGGACATACGAACATAGAAGTATTAGTGGTATAGTTGAGAGTGAAAATATAACTGCAGTAGTAGATTCAATAAACAACGCAGACCCAAACCTTGCAGTGTTCCCTAATTCAAAAGCAAACCCAGTTTATCCTTACAACAAGGTTTTAGAATCTGAATCAGGTCATGTGTTGGAGATTGATGATACACTAGATGCAGAAAGAATTGCAGTAGAACATCGTTCAGGCACATTCCATGAAATTCATCCTGATGGAAGTCAGGTGACTAGAGTTGTAAATGATAATTACACTGTAGTGTGTAAAGATGACGAAGTATATGTTGGTGGGAAAGTAAATGTTAAGGTACTTGGAGATGCAACATTCGATGTTGGTGGAGATGCAAAGATTACTGTAGCAAAGACAACTGCAATAGAATCTAAAGGAAACTTATCAGTCGTTGCACCACAAATAAGTTTAGATGGTACAGTTATTAAGTTGAACTCATAATGGCAACAACCTTACCTACAATACCAAATACATTTCCATGTCCCGATGGTACAGTTATTAATCTACCAACTAAAGCAGACTTAACAAATAGTATTGCAAAGATTGGAGACATACCCAGTCAACTAAAAGTATATCTTGTGACACATGCAGACGAAATAGAAGAAGATGCAAGAAAGGATATAGAAAAAGTTATCAAAGATGTAGAAGACTTCATGGATAAACTTGCAGACATATCGTCTCCTTATTGGGAGAAAGGAACAGTTCGTAATTGGGGCAAAGAAGCAAGAGAAGCTGTAGAAGAAATGCTACAGGAGTTTCACATCTATGTTCCAGTGAAGATTATGGAACTGATAGGTGATATAATTCCAGTATCTTTTGAGGTTAATATTTTAGGAATAGAAATAGATGTACTTAAAATCTTAACCAAAGAAGAACAAAAAGATATTAAAGACCAAATTAATGCTGATATAGATAAGTTCTATGCACTCGTTCCTGATGAGTATAAATGTTTTGATGGAGACTTTGGTATAGAGTGTGATGAGTGGAAAGCAAAAGTCACATGGAAGTATCTGAAAAGTGAAATCATGGATTGGGTATCTAACTCTTTATTCAAGTTAGGAGAGAAACTCATAAAGAAATTCAAAGAGATATGGGATGCATTAGGTCTTCCAAGTATACCCGACATATTTGAGTTTGATTTAGGTGCAAAAATACAAGAATGGAAGACTCAAGCAGAAGCAAAGTATGGTAAGGGGACTAAAGAATATAGAGAGTATATCAAAAAGAAACTTGAAGGTCTATCTATAGCAGGGTTTAGTCTATCTGATATTACAGGTGGAGACATTGAGTTAAGTGTTCAGTCTTTAGATGATAAGATTAACGAAATGATTTCAGACTTTAGAGATTTTAAAATCAACTGGAAGAAGAAACTGCTCTTGGAGTGGACAGAAATTGTAGAAAAGTTCTTTAAAGCAATAGGACTTGGTAAGATATTTGATTTTATCAATTTAACATTTTGTGATTTGTTAAAACTTATAGGTTTTCCTCAATCAATCGACATAACAGTTCCTAAGAGTGTATAAATAGTATTATGGCAATAGACGTAGTAAACAATGCAAAGGTAGTTGCAACCAAAAACAATTATAGAGACTTGGATTTACTCTTTAAAGCACATCCAATAACTGGAGATGTTACAACTAGAAGTGATGTCGAAGCAGTTAAGAGAGCAGTTAAGAATATCATATTAACAAACAACTATGAGAGACCATTCAAGCCAGGGTTTGGTGGTTCTATAAGAGATTTACTATTTGAATTGAACACTGCAAGAAAGATAAGAAAGGTTGAAAAAAGAATAGTAGATATGTTAGAAACATTTGAACCTAGAATCTCCAACATACAAGTAAGAGTCGGAGATACCGATACAAATGCAGTTAACATGCAAGTCTTTTACACTATTAAAAATACAGAAAGAAAACAAGAAGTAGATTTCAAAATAACAAGGGCAAGATAATGGCAATTAAGAGTTCACAAATAAACGTTACCGATTTAGATTTCGAAAGCATAGCAGATAATCTTAAATCCTATCTACAAGGACAAAACCATTTAAAGGATTATGACTTTGAAGGTTCAACCATGTCAGTATTAGTAGACCTTCTTGCATACTCATCACACATTGGTGCAATCAATACAAACATTGCAGGGTCAGAGTTGTTTTTAGACTCTGCACAAATGAGAAAGAATGTAGTATCTCGTGCAAAAGATTTAGGATTTGTTCCTGCATCTGAAAAGGCATCCAGTGCTACTATTGATGTTTCAATAAAAAATGTTAGAAATGCAGATGGAACTTACCCGACAGTTAGTGAAATGGCAATGACAAGAGGAACTAGACTCTCAACAGTATTTGATGGATTGACATATGAGTTCGTAGTTCCTAATACAGTAAATCCAACACAAAATGGAACAACATATACCTACTCTAGTGTTCCTATTATACAAGGAACATATGCAACAGACCAATTTGTGTTTGATGGACAAGTACCAAATCCAAAATTTGTATTATCAAATGAAAGAGTGGACAGAACACAACTCAATGTTTCTGTAAACTCTGCTGGAACAACAGACACTTATACACTTTCAACAGATGTGTCTAATATCACCACAACTTCTAAAGCATATTATGTACAGGAAAATGAAGAAGGATTTGTTGAAATCTATTTTGGAGATGGTGTGTTAGGTAAACAGTTGCTTGACGGTGATGTTATTACTGTTACTTATATCATAGTTGATGATATCCATTGTGATGGTTCAAAAGACTTTGTATTAGAAAGTTCTATTAATGGATATACCGACTCTACTATCACGACTACTGCAGTTTCCAATGGTGGTGCAGAGAAAGAAAGTATAGAGTCCATCAAATTTAAAGCAACAAAGTTTTACACTTCACAAAACAGACTGGTAACACTGAATGACTACAAAGCAAAGGTCAGTGAGTATTACCCGAACGCAGATGCAGTTGCAGTGTGGGGTGGTGAAGATAATAATCCACCCGAATATGGTAAAGTATTTCTTGCAATTAAACCGTTAAACTCTGATTACTTATCAGAGACAGAGAAGACTGCAATCAAAGGTAAATTAAATTCTCTCAATATGCTAACAGTGAGACCCGAGATTGTAGATGCAGAAATTGTTAAGGTTCTCATCTCAACAACATTTAAATATAATGCAAGAGCAACAACTCTTTCAGAAGGAGAGTTAGAAACCTTAGTAGAGTTGACAATCAATAATTTTGATAGAGATAATTTAACTAACTTTGATTCTATATTCAGACATTCAAATCTAATCAAAGCAATTGATGATGCAGAAAGTTCTATCCTTTCTAACACAACAAACATAAGATTGAAAAAGAGTTTAGCAACAAAGGTATCACAACTAATAGGATACTCATTAACAACTGGTAATGGATTATATAATCCAACTACTGGATACAACAAAGTAAATGGAGGGATAACTTCATCAACTGGATTCTATGTCCAAGGTGATGCAACCAACATTCAGTACTTTGATGATGATGGGTCAGGAAACTTGAGAAGGTTCTACCTATCAGGTGCAACAAGAATTTATACGGATAATTTTGCTGGTATAGTAAATTATTCAACAGGAGTTATATCAATCAATGCCATCAACATAACCTCAACAGTTAATGTAGATAGTACGATTGATTTCACCTTAATACCGAGCAGTAATGATGTTGTTGCGACAAGAGGAATCTTAATTGATATCTCTAGTTCTGATATCTC